CCACGTCCCATACACACAGCGATCAAGATGACACCGAGCAACCACTACTGGCAGAAGCGTATGACTAAGTGGGTCACGTTAACAGATGATGACGCGTCATTAACTTTCAGCAGCGCAAGCGGCGGTTGGGTCAAGGTGGCAGGTGGTGCCAAGATGCCAACACCGCCGAAAGTGACGGTCAAGAAGGACATGAAGGATCGCTACAAAGCGGACATAAACACGTTCAAAGAGTGGGCGTTCACCATGGGTGCGTTACTACCGATACAAGATTACGCGTACATACGTGATATCAACAACGAGGTGTTCGAGTGGAACGATAACCCCAATGTCTACAGATGGGGTAACCCATGGACAAACGTCAAACCGAAACAGATGCGCGACATAATGTGCACGGAGAACCACCCGATGCGTCTGCACCTAGCCGTGACAATGCTGCGTAGTGTGGACTTCCACCACGTCGAGACTGTCGATGATGTGCGTAGAGTTAAGCAACGCGCGAACAACTGGATCAATAAACAAATGGGCTTTACGAAGAAAGGATAAGGCAATGGCAACACACGCGTTAATATCTGATATTTTATCATCAGAGTGGACTGCACCGCATGACTTGCAGTCTATGTTCTCACGCAACGAACCGCTACGCGCATTCTGCGATGAGGTTAAAAAGAAACTGCGGGGGTGCGAGTTCGCCCCCAAAGACAGCCGATCCGTGTGGGTGTATATACCTGAGCAAGTGTTCGCACTGGGGTGGATTGGCTACGGCGACTACAGAGACAACGCACAAGAGGCGGTGAAGAGTTATACTGTGTACTCACGACATATAGTAAACGACATGTACAGCTCTGCCTCATTCCAGTATCACACACGTGGGTCAGTACACATGAACGTAGCACTCAGACACGCAAGCCGATATCTGACACGCTATTCGCCGATTGAAATTACTAATCAGTTGCGCTCGTCGTTCAAGCAAGGCGCGAGTGCTGTCGAGCATGAAGCGAAGTCTGACATGTTACAGCAAGAGAAGGCACTGTTCGGTAAGAGTTTCAACACTCGCATGTGTCGTGTAGCTACGGAGTTGAAGGTGTTGTTATCCACAGGATACGAGTTCACAGACCCTACGATTGGTGAGGAGTTGAAAGAGTACTTCACCAAGGAAGAGGAGTACAACGAACTTGCACAGGAGCGTAACGCATACTGTGTTGTGGTCGATACGTTCTTGGGTAACCAACGCTATCAAGTGGTCAGTGTCGATGGTGCCGGTGGGTGGAGTCCAACTATACACGATGACGTGTCAGTGTATGATGACGAGTCTATACCCGGGGATCTGGCAGGTAAGCTATCTGTCCTATCAATGTGTGAGATAGATCAGTATGTAACTGACGTAGGTGTACGCGCAAATGATCGGGTCTTCTATGTGGCTCGGTGAGCGTGACTTTATCGATGCCCTGCCAGACATGAAGTATTTGTTCTGGCGGGACTTGATCGGTTCGCATGGGTGGAAGCGATGCGCTAGGCGTGAGGCTTATTGGATCGGCGAAACACAAGACATACCACACGATGACAACATATACCGTGTATACGTATCACCTGATGACGGACACATCAGCGTGGCGTGTATAGGTATTGAACGTCTTGACTCACTAGCGGATGGTACGTATGATAGTTCAGACAAGCTACCCGACTGGATGCAAGAGAAGCTAGCGGTGCTGTTAATGATGAGCAGTGATCCGCCGACAGAACGAGTAGTGGGTGTTGGTCAGCGTATGGACGAGGATATCTTTTGGATATTTTGTTAGTGCGTCACTAACATGGGGGCTTCGGCCCCCGCCACAAATTGATGCCAGTTACCGAGGAGGGTAAGATGAGTTGGTTACCGTTTGGCGGACGCAGTCGCAAAGAGTTTGATGAACTAGTTGAAACAATAGAAGCAGGGGCACCATACCCATGGTGGACAGAAGAACAAAAACAACGATACGAAAGGGAGAGCGCAAATGGCAATGACACCAGAAGCAAAAGTAAAAAAGAAAGTGGTCGCGATACTTAAAGAAGCGAATGCGTACTACTTCTATCCTGTAACAGGTGGTTATGGACACAGCGGAGTGCCTGATATCGTGGCGTGTTACAAGGGCATGTTCATAGGCATTGAGTGCAAAGCTGGTAAGAACAAACCCACACCACTACAGAATAAGAACTTAAAGGCTATTGCTGAGGCGGGTGGTATTGCGACGGTAATCAACGAGGAGAACATCGATGAAGTTAAAGAGTATCTACGGTGACAACCTTGTTGAATACATCTTTGCGATGCATGGCGTCCATGTCATTTGGAATGGTGATGGGGAGTGTCCGTTTTAATCGTGGGGGACTGCATAGTTTCGGGCTACAGCAACGACCAACAAAAACGCTTGTGAAATCTTTGTGGTCAGTCCCCCAGAACTTTTTATCAAACTGAAAGCGCGGTGCAATGGAAATGTACACAATAGAAATAAAAAACTACGGCCCATTCAAAAGCACACACAGACATCAGTTCGAAACGCTGAGAGAGGCGCGTTTGTGGGCGAGGGTCTACCGTATGCATGAAGCCATACCGTTCAAAGACATGTCATTATTTAACCCTAACGGTGACCGCATAAAGTTGCCGTGGGAGTTTTAGACTATGGAAACTTTCTACATATTTTTAATTTCTTACACGTTACAGGGACACCCTGTCGAACGTACTTGGATACTAGAAAACAGCGAACAATGTCAGATCGCAATACGTGCTAACGAACCTGTTTCAACTGCACTAAACGCTGATATGTTTTGTATAGATACAGGCAGTTTGTCTGCGTCGATTAAACCGAAACTTAGACCAAAGGGAGAGCCATGGGAGAAAAAGACCTTAACAAAGAGCAGCGAGCCACCCACCGATTCTTGAAGGGGCAGGTTGACAAGTTAGTAGATGAAGAACGTAGGACAAACGCGCATCCAAACGTGCAGCAAGATTTATACCGTGCCAGAGAAGCGTTGAAGCGGTTTGTCGAAGACCTACGCAAGTTAGGAACGCGCATATGAAAACATACGCAGAGTATGAAGAACTAGAATTGTGGTGCATGTTAGCACTGGCAAAAGCACCGAAGTGGTCGCCGTATCGTCTGCTTTGGAAATTTGGAATGTGGTATGCAAGGAGAAAACAACGTGCCATCCGCAAATAATAAAGTAACTTTAGTACAAGCACCGTGGGAGAAGGAAGTGACAGATAAGGAAGAAAGCGTGTGGGGATACCTAGTGAAGAACCGACGAGCGGAAGCGAAAGAGGTCGCTGAGGCTTGCGGCGTTGAGGAAGAATATGTTGACGAGTTAGTCAGTAGGATTGGGTCGCCGAATTGGAGGGAAGAGACGAGCGCGTTAGACGCACAAGTCGGTGGCGAACACTACAAGAATATGTCCGTGCAACCGTGGCAGGCGTTGGAAGCATGGCTAACACCCGACGAGTATCGTGGCTATCACAAAGCGACAGCTATCAGTTATCTCGCGCGGGAACGCAGCAAAGGTGGTATGCAAGACATACAGAAAGCGATCCACCACTTGCAGCGGCTAGTCGAAATGCAAGGAGACAACGATGCGAAAACAAATCCATCCACTACTAGCAGCGGAGATTAAAAAACTACCCGAAACGTGGGAAGTGGTGAAGAAACGAGATCACTACTTCCTTCTTCACGAGGGGAAACGAGTGGCGTGTGTGGGTAATAACTCGTCAACACAAGATGATCGACAGGCCAAGAAGAGCCTGCACACTATACGCCGATATAGGAAGAATGAATATGGACCTGATAACGCTTGATTTTGAGACGTACTACTCACGTGAGTACAGTCTCTCAAAGATGACAACCGAGGAGTACATACGTGACCCACGGTTCGAGGTGATCGGTGTGGGCGTCAAAGTAAACAATGCCGAAACCGAATGGGCTAGTGGAACGCACAAACAGATACACGACTATCTGCATGGGTTTGACTGGTCGAACAGCATGTTGCTTGCGCACAATACGATGTTTGACGGTGCGATACTGTCATGGCGGTTCGACATACATCCGAAAGCACTGGCGGATACGATGCACATGGCGAGAGCACTGCACGGTGTCGAGACTTCTGCCGCACTCAAAGCTGTAGCAGAGCGATACGGTGTAGGTGTCAAAGGCACCGAGGTTGTCCGTGCTATGGGCAAGCAGAGGAAGGACTTCTTACCGAATGAGTTGTCAACGTATGGTGATTACTGTGTGAATGATGTGGACTTAACCTTCAAGCTGTTCACGCGTATGGCTAAGAAGTTCCCACGCAAAGAGTTGCGTCTGATTGACCTGACCCTGCGTATGTTTACCGAGCCGACACTGGACTTAGACCTTGGCCTGTTAGAGATGCACCTTGAGAATGTGAAAGACCGCAAGGATCAGTTGATGGTCGAGGCGGGGATCACAGACAAGAAAGACCTGATGTCTAACCAGAAGTTCGCTGCCATGTTGGAGAGTTTAGGTGTAGTGCCCCCGACAAAGGAAAGCCCCACCACAGGTAAAGAAACTTATGCGTTCGCAAAGAATGACGAAGCGTTCAAAGAACTGTTGGAGCATGACAACGACAAGGTGCAAGCACTGGTCGCAGCTAGACTGGGTACCAAAAGTACCTTGGAAGAAACACGTACTCAGAGGTTTATAGATATATCGAAGCGTGGCCTGCTGCCCGTACCAGTGAGATACTACGCCGCGCATACTGGTCGATGGGGCGGTGATGATAAGATTAATCTGCAAAACCTGCCGAGCCGAGGGCCGAATGCCAAGGCACTAAAGAAGGCAATCATTGCACCAGAGGGACACACAATAGTTGAAGCTGACTCAGCGCAGATCGAAGCGCGGGTTTTGGCATGGCTAGCGGAGCAAGATGATCTTGTTAGTGCGTTCACTAACAAAGAAGATGTGTACAAGAAGATGGCGTCCAGTATCTACGGTGTAAGTGTGGACGAGGTAAGTAAAGACCAACGGTTCGTCGGCAAGACCACTATCCTTGGTGCAGGTTACGGTATGGGTGCACTCAAGTTCCAAGCGCAGCTAAAGTCGTTTGGGTTTGATATGGACTTAGACGAAGCACGGCGGGTCATAAACATCTACCGCGATACCAACTGGAAGATCAGCCAACTGTGGCGCAACTGCGAGAACATGATACGGTACATGGCGCAGGGTGATAAGCTTTCCATCGGTAAGCCCGGAGTCCTCGACGTAGACCCTACAGCTAAAGCTGTTATCCTGCCTTCTGGCCTACCCATGTTTTACCATGATCTGTTTGCAGAAGAGGAAGAAAAAGGTCCGCAGTATTACTACAAGGTCCGAGGCGGTGCGAAGAAAATCTACGGTGGGAAGGTTGTGGAGAACGTATGCCAAGCCATCGCAAGATGCATCATTGGTGACCAGATGCTACGGATTGCTAAAAGATACAAAGTGGTGTTAACTGTACACGACTCAATCGTATGCTGTGTACCCGATGCCGAAGTCGCCGATGCAGTAGAGTATGTTGAGGAGACAATGCGGTGGACACCTGACTGGGCGGAAGGACTACCTGTAGATTGTGAAGCAGGCACCGCCAAATCATATGGAGAATGCGAGTGAGCGCAGCACCTTGGTCGTACAGTAAACTAAAAGCATTTGAAACTTGCCCTAAGCAGTTCTATCACGTGCACGTGTTGAAGGAAGTTCCCTTTGAGCAGACGGAAGCTATCCGCTACGGCTCTGAGTTCCACAAGGCAGCAGAGGATTACGTAGGCGAAGACACCCCCCTACCGAAAAAGTTTTCTTTTGCTGAGGGAGCGTTAAATTCATTGCGGCAAAGACGTGGTAAGAAGTTAACAGAAAAGAAGATGGGGCTGACCAAAAACTTGGAACCCTGCGGCTTCTACGACAAGCACGTGTGGTTTCGTGGGATCGCTGACCTTATCATTGTTGACGTGCTTGGCGACATGGCATGGGTGATTGACTACAAGACTGGTAAGTCGTCACGGTATGCTGACAAAGGACAGCTAGAGTTGATGGCACTGACGGTGTTCGCGCACTATCCAGTCAGTAAAATCCATGCAGGGTTGCTGTTCGTGATCGCAAACGATCTAGTCAAAGATAAATATACTACCTTTGATAAAGAAGAATTGTGGAAGAAATGGCTATCAAAACATGGTATGATGGAGAAAGCCTTTGAAGCAAACGTCTGGAACCCAAAGCCTAGCGGGTTATGCAAACGTCACTGCCCTATATTAGAGTGTCCACATAACGGAGCAAACTGATGCCATACAAGAACAAACCACGTCCTTACAAGAAAGAGTACGCGCAGCAGAAGAAGCGCGGCGAACACACAGATCGTATGGAACGGCAACGTGCACGGCGTAAGGTGGACAAGACTGGCGTCGATAAGAACAAGAACGGCAAGGCCGACAAGCGCGAGGGTAAGGATATCGCGCATAAGAAACCATTGTCTCGCGGTGGGACAAACAAAGATGGCTACAAGATACAGAGCCGAAAGAAAAACCGTGCAGCAGGTGGTGCCTTGAGCAGAGGCAAAAAACGTTAGTGCCGCACTAACAACGGAGATAACATGAAAATATTACGTGATAAGGCGTTACTGTTGAAGTTACGCAATCCAAAACGTGTCACTGAAACCATACCGAAGAGTAAGGAAGTAGGCACAAACGAGGTCGCTGTTAACTGGGGAGTTGACGAGGTACACACCCTGCGAAGTCTAGGGGTCAAGGCACCGTCACCCATTACCAAACGATATCAGTGGTCGGGGCGGTTCAAGCCTATGGACCACCAACGTACAACCGCTGAGTTTCTGACACTGCACCGCAAATCATTCTGCTTCAACGAGCAGGGTACAGGCAAGACCGCGTCTGCTATTTGGGCTGCTGACTTCTTAATGCAGCAGGGTCACATCCGCAGAGCGTTAGTTATCTGCCCCCTATCTATTATGGATTCGGCGTGGCGAGCAGACTTGTTTGACGTTGCCATGCACCGCACAGTGGACGTGGCACACGGAGCCAAAGAGAAGCGCAAGAAGATTATAAATTCTGGTGCAGAGTTCGTTGTGATTAACTACGATGGTGTAGAGATTGTCGAAGAGGACATTCGTAACGGCGGCTTTGATCTGATTATCGTAGACGAAGCTACACACTATAAGAATGCACAGAGCAAACGGTGGAAGTGCCTGAACAGACTGGTCACCGAGGACACTTGGCTGTGGATGATGACAGGTACACCCGCTGCGCAGTCACCTCTGGACGCGTACGGTCTAGCTAAACTTGTTAACCCGACATCAGTACCACGGTTCTTTGGCTCGTTCAGAGATCAAGTGATGCTGAAGATATCGCAGTTCAAGTGGATACCGAAGCCAACAGCAACCGAGACGGTATACAACGCACTACAACCCGCGATCCGTTTTACCAAGGAGCAGTGCCTAGACTTACCCGAGATGACTTATGTCAAACGCGCTATCGAACTATCACGGCAACAGAAGAAATATTATAAAGAGTTGAAGAACCGTCTGGTCATGGAAGCAGCAGGCGAAGAGGTCACCGCTACGAACGCAGCCATTGCCATGAACAAGCTACTGCAAATCAGTGCAGGGGCTGTATATACAGACGATGGGTCTACGTTGGAGTTCGACATCAAGAACCGATACAACGTACTCAAAGAAGTTATAGACGAGAGCAGTCAAAAGGTTCTGATCTTTGTACCGTTCAAGCACACTATCGACGTGCTAGTAGAGAAGCTACGCGCTGACAGTTATACCGCCGAAGTGATTCGCGGGGACGTGCCTGCGGCGAAGCGCACCGAGATATTCAAACGGTTCCAAGATACGCCTGACCCCAAGATATTGGTGATACAGCCTCAGTCGGCAGCACATGGTGTGACTTTAACCGCAGCAAATACTGTTGTATGGTGGGGTCCGACTTCCTCACTGGAGACGTACGCACAGGCAAACGCGCGTGTGCATCGCTCTGGACAACGCCACCCATGTACAGTGATCCAACTACAAGGTTCTGCTGTCGAAAAACACGTATACTCACTACTTGATAACAGAATAGACGTACACTCAAAAATTATCGATCTCTACAAAGAGATACTTGACTAAGTCATCTGATGATAGTAGAAGTTAAGTCTCAGCAAAGGAGAATGTTATGAGCAATGAAAACATCCCTGTAGAAAAGCTGACGCGCACATACATAAAAATAAGAGACAAACGTGCGGAGTTGTCGGCGAAGTTCAAAGAGGAAGATGACCTCCTCAAAGGACAACAGGATAAGATTAAGAATGCGTTACTTGAACACTGCAAGGAGCATAACGTCGAAAGTGTTCGCACATCGGAAGGTTTGTTCTACCGTAGTCTCAAGAAGCGGTTTTGGACTAGCGATTGGGAGTCCATGCATAAGTTTATCTTGGAACATGAAGTACCAGAGTTCTTAGACAAACGTCTTAATCAGTCAAACGTAAAGCAGTTCCTAGAAGAGAACCCTGACTTGTTACCACCGGGGTTGAACGTGGATGCCGAATACGCAATTTCAGTGAGGAAGAAATGACTAAAGAAACAAGTCCGTTTGTAACTATTGAGAACTTGGCACAGTACTTTCATGTGTCAGTATCTACCATCCGTGTGTGGGTGCGGCAGGGGCATATCCCCGAAGATACCTACATCGGGTTGGGCAACACCTATCGGTTCAACCGAGACAAGGTGGCAGAAGCACTTACTAAAACACAAAAAGATGAGAGTGCTTCAGAAGCAGTTACTGTGACTGCCGCAGGAACTGTAGGGTCGGCAATGGTATCGACAGAACTAGAAGATGGTCAGTTAGAATTTGATTTCGACGCTGACGAAGATGTGTAAGGAGAACACAATATGAGTGAACTTGAACTATTTAAGGGGAACAGCCTCGTAAACAGCGACCTGTTCAAATCTCTGCAAAACACGGCTGACAACCTTGCAGGGGGTAGTGGTGGCGGTGGCGGTATGCGCCGTATCAGTCTACGTGGCGGACGTTTCCGTGAGTTGGTTAACGGTGAACAAGTTAATGTAAACAACAGCGGCTCACTTAACGTAGTAGTCTTGGACGCAGCTAAGATTTCACGTGCGTATTATGCAGGTACATACGATCCTGAGAACCCATCGGGGCCGACTTGTTGGTCTGCTGATACACAACGCCCTTCACCAGATGTGCCAGACGGACAACGCCAAGCGTCTGCATGTAAGGACTGCCCCATGAACGTACGTGGCTCTGGGCAGGGTGAGACACGCGCATGTCGCTACTCACAACGTATCGCCGTGGCGCTAGAGGGACAGTATGATAAAGTATATCAAATTAACTTGGCAGCTATGTCTGTGTTTGGTCAGGCTAAAGACGGCAAGATGCCAATGCAAGCGTATGCTAACTACCTGAAGGCACACAACGCGCCACCATCCGCAGTGGTGACAGAGATGTACTTTGACGACAACAGCGATGTCCCGAAGCTATATTTCAAGGCAGCGCGTCCTTTGGAAGAGGATGAACTGCAGAAGGTGATTGAACTGCGTGAACACGATGATGTAGAACGCGCGATCACATTCACGGTGTCGCAAGCAGATGGTGTACAAGAGAAGCCATCAGCACCAAAGAAGTCTAATAACGTGTTAGAGAAGAAGGCAACGCCCGAAGTAGCGGACGATGCACCTGTGGAAGAACCAAAAAATCGTGGTAAGAAAAAAGAGGAAGCAGCCTCTAATGAAGACCTTAGCGATCTAGTTGACGCTTGGGACGACGAATAATTTGGTAGCCGTGACTGTAACAGGTCACGGCATTTCTTTCATGGGCAAGAGCAATGCAAACAAAAACATTTCTGCAAAGCGTAGTGCCCCACGAAGGATGGTACTGTGTCTTTGCTTCCAACAAGGCAGGGCAACGTAAACAAAAGTTTTATGGCTCCCTCAACCACGTGCTTGACGCATCACGTGACCTAAATGCAAATGGTTATGATGTATACTTTGCACTGGCTACTTTCGGCGAAGCGGGATCGCGCAAGAAAGATGACGCGATAAAACTACGCTCATTTTTTATGGACTTAGACTGTGGGCCGAGCAAAGAGTTCCCCACACAACACGCAGCAATAAAAGAACTACGTAGGTTCTGTAAAGAACTTAGCCTGCCACGACCTATCACAGTTAATTCTGGGGGTGGTGTGCATGTGTACTGGCCCTTGAGCGAGGACGTAACACCAGAAGAGTGGACGCCTGTAGCCGAGCGTCTAAAGTCGTTATGTGTTAAACACAGCTTTCCCGCTGATCCAGCAGTAACGTCAGACGTGGCACGTATCCTACGTGTGCCAGAAACCCACAACTACAAGAGTGACCCGCCCAAAGAAGTTATGGTGTTCGGGTTGGAACAAGTGCAGCCAGTAGACTTCGACAAGTTTTCGGAGTTGCTTGGCGGCGGTATGATACCAGTTCCCAAGAAGTTCACGCCCATGAGCGGGAGCAACGCGGTGCTTGACGCACTGATGGGCAACCGTGAAACGTACTTCAAAGACATTATGGTGAAGACAGGTAAGGGGAAAGGGTGTGCGCAGCTTGCGTATATCTACAAGAACCAGTCCACTATGTCGGAACCGATGTGGCGAGCGGGTCTGTCGATTGCGAAGCATTGTGTGGATGCAGACAAGTCAGCATTGCGCATATCGGAAGGACACCCTGAGTTCACACCAGATGACATGTACGACAAGATGGATCGGATCAAAGGGCCGTACTTGTGCTCTACGTTCGACGAATACAATCCAGATGTCTGCACCAACTGCCCATTGTGGGGTAAGATAAAGTCCCCCATATCTATCGGTGCGCGTACAAAAGAAGCAACTGAAGAAGATAACATAATCGAACTAGACCCTGTAACCCCCGATGCAGAGCCTGAGACATATGTTATACCTACATACCCACGCCCCTACTTCCGAGGAGCAAACGGTGGTGTGTATATACGTAGCGAGAACGCCGACGGCGAACCAGAAGACAAGTGTATATACCATAACGACTTATACATTGTTAGACGTGTTACCGATGGCGATCAGGACATGTTGGTGTTCAGACTACACTTGCCTAAAGACGGTGTAAGGGAGTTTACTGTACCCCAGATAGCTGTCACGTCGAAGGATGAGTTCAGGAAGGCAATCGGTTCTAAAGGTGTAACTGCATGGGGAAATAACTTAGAGGCACTGATGTCATATAGTATTAGGTGGATTGAAGAGTTACAGCACAACGGCGCAGCAGACGTGGCGCACTTGCAGTTCGGATGGTCGGACGATGCGGGTAGTTCGTTTATCTTGGGTGATCGTGAGATATTCCCTGACCGAATAGATTTTAACCCTGCATCTACAGCCACAGCATTTGCTTTCCCGTTCTTCACGCCGAAAGGCACGTTGGATGGGTGGAAGAAGAACGCTGAGTTCTTCAACAAGAAGGGCATGGAGCTATATCAACTTGTGGTGTGCGCAGGGTTCGGCAGTGTGTTGATGCGCAATTCGTTTCTGTACGGGTGTCTGCTACACTTACACAGTAAGGACTCAGGCTTGGGTAAAACCACAGCTATGAACATGGCGATGACCCCATGGGGTGATCCAGAACAACTTGTTCTGAAAGAACGTGACTCTATAAATTCACGCATGAACCGTGCAGAGGTGTACCGCAACTTACCGTTCTGTACTGATGAGATCACAAACACACCTGCTAGACTTGCGTCTGACACAGCATACGGCATCACTGAAGGTTCGCAACGTAACCGTATGTCTGGCGGGGCAAACGTAGAGCGTACGCGTGGTGGCACGTGGCGGTTCTTGGCACTGTCTACAGGGCAGATGAGTTTGGTCGAAAAGATATCTTTGTTTAAGAATACGCCCAAAGCGGAAGCATTACGCGTTTTAGAGGCGCGGGTGGATAAGTTCTTTGACGGTACAGGCGACAAGAAGATGACCGATGCGTTCTCTCATGAAGCCAAGAAACATTACGGACATGCAGGTATAGTGTTTGTGCAGTACTACATGAACAACCGAGAAGCCGTGGAGCAGATCGAAGAAAAGGTTCGTGACCGCGTAGATCAAACATGTAAGTTGAGTTCTTCAGACCGTTTCTGGTCAGAGTACATCACGAAGTCACTAACTGCAGGTATCATAGCTAATAAACTTGGCCTATTAAGTTACGACATGAAGGCTGTGTTTAACTTTGCTGTGCAGCTTGTGAAGTACAATCAGTCTGTAGTCGAGGACATGAGCGCAACGTCTAGTCAGATACTGGCAGACTACTTCGCCGAACATAACGGCAATATACTACACATCAAAAGCACCAGTGATATGCGTGGTAAGACGCAAGACGGTCTCGAATCTTTGGTTATTCCTGAGATTAACCCACGCACCAAGTTGGTTGCACGGTATGAGACAGACACCAAGAAAGCGTTCATTATCGTCAAACCGTTTAAGAAGTGGTGCATTGAGCAGCAGATCGACTACACTGCATGTGTGAATGATCTGATAAAAGAAAAAGGCGCGGTAAAACGTAAGACAAGAATAACAAAAGGTACGAACATAAATCTACCTGCCGCAGACGTTATTGAGGTTAACTTTGAGTTAGAGACAGGAAGCGACGATGAAGGCTATACCGAGGACTGATGATCTGCACCCTGATGGGGTACGTATTGTAGTTGATTGGGAGCAGATGCCTGTGGGGTCTTCAGCGTTTATCCCTTGCTTGAACGTAGAGGAAGCTAAGAAACAAGTGGAAAAGATAGCCGCAAAGCGTGGGTGGAAGATGAAAGTCTACCCACGTATCGAAGATGAAAGATTTGGGGTTCGCATGTGGAGGGTTTTGTGATAACATGTTCCTATGAAATCATGTTCATATTTTTATCTCCCTACACTCCCCCGCTTCGCGCGGGGGTTTCTTTTAGAATAGTTGCCACCCCTGATCCCACTCGTTACGGCTTTCTTCCAGTGCTCGACGCATGTTCGGGCTGATGGTTATACCGTTATACATAGTGGCAGATGTCTCCATGTGTTGGCGCATAGAACGTAGTAGAGATTCAAGTCCGATCCGTGCAGTTGGATGCCGCTTGTTGAAGTTGCGTATCTTCTGCATCGCTTGTCTACGACCATCCGAATCACCCATGCGGGTTGCCACATAGTACGTGCGTAGCAGCTTGGTGCGCTTCAGGTTGACCGCACGGTCAATACCCTTGGTCTGTTGGTTCATCTCTTGGGTACGTGTGTACTCCGCAGGGGCAAAGCCGATTGCTTTGGCTGCAAGCTCGCCAAACGATAGGTCGTCCATAATAGGGTCTTTCCTACGTGTAACAATACCTTCATCACGTGGGAAACGGAACACCGCTTGGTACGCATTCCTTAGCCCAGAAGGCATCATCGCTTCTAAGCCACGCTCCACCTCACCTTGTTTAATATCATCTATACCTCGCAGTACTGAAGATATCGTGCTCCATGCGGGTCCACCTGCGTAGTACAACAAACTTTCTTCTGGTGAGGGGTTACTATTAAAACGGTTGGCCTGCAGGATAAGACCCGACAAACCAATACGGCTTGATAGATCAACACCTAACGCTGCGGTCAGCGGTCCTTTGTAGAAGCCTTCGCCGATTGCTTTGCGCACCACAGTTTCTACATCATCTTCTTCTTCATCAAACAATAACAAGTCAATTAACTGCATGACTTCCCGCGCAAATGGTAGACCGACAACCCCCGCGAGTAAGAACGTTGAACCAACAACTCCACCTAATTGACGTAGGGCGATGTTGCGCATATCTTTGTCCCCCGCAAAGTGTGCATCTATACCCTCACGCGCTGTTTTAAGTAGCGTATAGTACATTTGAATACCATACGTTTTGTACATAAGCGCGACACGACCAACACCTTCTTGGCTAATACGTGGGGCAGTTTCAAGCACCGAACCACCGTTCATCATC